GGGCATTCAAGAGATCAATCCCGAATTGGGGGCCAGAGGCAAAGGGTAGGGTAAAGCATTTGCTCAACCATGACCCAAGCCAACCACTCGGTAAGATTGTTGAGCTGAAGGAAGATAGCTATGGCTTGTATTATCGTTCACAAGTTGGAAGCCATAGGCTTGGGCAAGACTTCATCAAAATGGTTGAGAGTGGACTAATTGGTGAACATTCAATCGGTTTTAGGACTCTGAGAGAGCAAAAGAGCGATAGTGCAAATGAGATACACGAAGTGATGCTTTTTGAGGGTTCAAGCCTTACTGCTTGGGGGGCAAATGAATATACACCTATTTTGGGGATAAAAAGTTTGGAGCAAAGTGCCAAGATACAAGAACAAATTAAGAGCTTTGAGAAGTTTATAAGGAACAGTGATGTTACCGATGAAACAATTGAACTATGCGTGATCAAGGTCAGGCAATTGGCACAAGCGATAGAAAAGACGAGTAGCACAAAGGCAGTTGAAGAAACACCGGCGCAGCAAAAGAACAACGAGGAACTTGAGCAATCACTAATATCAATTTTGAATAAATTCTAAAGTAAAATTAAAATGGAAGATTTAAAAAAGTTTGAAGCTGCTCTTGATGCCAAATTGGCCGAGCAGAAGGCTGAAGTAGCCGTAAACACAGAGAAGGCTGCAAAAGCATTTGAATCAAGAATTGAGCAAATCAACGAGGAGTTGGTTAAAGCTAACAAGACTGCTGCTGAAGCAAGAAACGAAGTTCTTGAGGCTAAAGCATCTTTTGGCAAATTGCAAGCTAAAGAAAGTGCAAAAGTTGCAACTTCTTATGGTGAGCATATCATGAACATTAAGAACGAGATTGGTTCTGCTATTGAGAAAGGATGGAGCGAAATCAAAGCTGCTGCTCGTGGCAATGGTAAAGGTTTCAACTACGAAATGGATGCCAAAGCAGTTGGTGTAATGACCATCGGTACTAACCTGACTGGTTCTGTTTACACATCTTATGTTGACAATGCATATTTGAGGTCTTATGTTAACCCTCATTTGCGTTCAGTTTTCAACATCATCCCCGTTTCTACCGGATCAGTTTCTTTCCCTCGTGGTAACACTCCAGTTGGTGAAGGTTCTTTCGGTAAGCAAACTGAAGGTTCTGCAAAGCCTCAAGTTGATTACGATGTAACAGTTGTAAACACTGCTCTTTCTTTCATCGCTGGTTATGCTAAAGTTAGCCGTCAGATGATTGATGATTTGCCATTCTTGCAAGCTTATCTTCAGCAGTCTTTGATTGAAGATTTCCAAAAGGCAGAAGATACTTATTATCTTAATGCCATTGCATCTTCTGCAACCGCAGGTTCTTCTTCTGGTGCTAACACAGCTGAGAAGTTCATTGATTATGTTGCTCAGTTGGGTGCTTTGAACTGGATGCCGAATCTGTCTTTGACCACTCATGCTGGTTGGGCCGGTTTGTTGAAAACCAAGCCTGCTGATTATTCAATCCCTGGTGGAATGACTATTGACAACAATGGTAATGTAAGAATCGTTGGTATCCCAGTTATCCCTCATTCTTTGGTTACAGCTTCTAAGATTTATGTAATGGACACTACCAAGTTCGCCATTGCTCAACAATCTGGTCTGAATGTTCGTAGCACTGAGTTTGATCAGGATGACTTCATCAAGAACCTTATCACATTCCGTTGCGAAGCTCGTTGTGAACTGCTTCAGTTCCAGCCTTCAGCAGCAGTTTATGGTGCAATCTAAGGTGTTGTTTTTTTAGAGTGTATATTTTGGGGGGCGGTATTCTTATCGCCCCTTTTTTTAACTTTGTACTATGGAAGTAAAAATACTATCTACTAATAATTCAAAAATGCTTTATGGGGCATTGAAAGAGATGCACCGAAACTCATTGAGTGGTGAGGTTGTTTATGCTGTTCAGCATGAGGATGCAAAGACATCATTCAACCTATCAATGCAAAAAATAATGAATAGTACAGATGGTGTACTATTGCTCTTTGAAGATGATGTTGAGATAAGGGATTTCAGTCATTTTGAGGAGGCTATTTCTCAGTTACCAAGTGATTGGGAATTGTGCTACCTTGGGGCGAATCTTATTGCTCCGATTGAGAAGTATAGTGAGAACCTTTACAAGACATTTGGGGCATGGACTACTCACGCAGTGATGTATAACAACCCAAAGGAATTGTGCAAAGGATATACCGATACAAGCATTATGTTTGATGATTGGTTAAAGACATGGATACACCCAAGAGGAAATACTTATATAATTAAACCCATGATAGCTTGGCAGAGACCACACCAAAGCGATTTATGGAATCACTTTGCCGATTATACAAGAATATTTGATGATTCGGCAGCTAAACTAATTTAACTATGAACATTGTAGCTTCTATTCACCTTTACCCTCCTGAACACGTCTGCGGTGCAGAGATGATGATTCATTGGATGCTAAAAGACTTGCAATCTAAGGGCCACAATGTTAGGGTTCTTTTACATGATGCGAATAGGCACAAGATTACCAACAATTATGTTTTTGATGGCATTGATGTATTTCCTCCCAATCCTAATGTGATTGATGGAATGATGAGGTGGGCAGATGCGGTATTTACCCATTTGGACTACACAAGGTGGACAATCCATACGGCAAAGATGTATAGAAAGCCTGTTTTCCATCTGATTCACAATTCTCACCCATATCCAGAGATTATTGATGCAGAGAAAAAACAGCACATAATATACAATTCTTTGTGGTTAAAAGAACTACTTAATTATAATTTTAGTAATTTTATAGTGACTCCACCAGTAGACTACAATTACTATGACTTGGGGAATGAGCCTGAGAAGTCTGAATATATCACTTTAATAAACTTAAACGAGAACAAGGGTGGGAAGATATTTGCGGAGATTGCAAGAGCAATGCCACACAAGTCATTTTTAGGGGTTTTAGGCTCATATGATGAGCAAATAACTCCAAACCTACCAAATATGACTTATGTGCCTAATTCGCCAGATATAAAGCAATGGTACGCAAAGACAAGGATACTTCTGATGCCATCAAAGTATGAGAGTTGGGGAAGGACAGCAACAGAGGCGATGTGTAGTGGGATTCCGGTAATTTGTACTGATACACCTGGGTTGAAAGAGAATTGTGATAAAGCAGGAATTTATATTAAAGATAGAAGCAATGTCAAAGAGTGGGTTGAAGCCATTACAAAGTTGGATGACAAAAAAGCCTATTCATGGGCATCAAGAAAAGCAAAAGCGAGATCAAGAGAGTTTGACACAAGAAAAACGCTTGATGAGTTTGAGAACTGGTTCAGAGAAAGTGTTAATAAATATAATTAAAGATGACATATATAGACGGCATAACAATATTAGCTGACGCGGTTGTAGAACCCGTTAGTCTTACTGATGCTAAGAATTGGTTGAGGATTACCAACTATGATACCGATGATGTGTTGATTGGTGATTTGTTGAGTGCTGCAAGGGTTCATATTGAGAAGCTGACGGGTTGTTCTTTGGTTAACAAGTCAGTAAGAATAAATGTAGAACTTACCCCACAGAGTCAAGGCTTTTGGATTCTTGATGTACCTTATGGGCCATTGCTTTGTGTTGATGAGGTTAAGTTAAAAACAGGTATGAATACTTACGAAGTATTAACCAAAAATACTGACTTTGAAGTGATAGGTGGTAAGATTTGGGTTTATACGGCAGGAGTATATATTATAAAGTATCAGTGTGGATTCAGCACCATCCCAGAGGACTTGGCTACTGATATACTTACTTTGGTTGCTTGGTCTTATGAGAATAGGGGTAAGAAGTTCCAAGGGGATGCCAAAGCAGGAATGTTGAAAGAGTTTCCGAATTGGGATGGCTTGAATTATCATCAGTATAAAAAAGTTGTGATATAGTGGCAAGGAGTCCATTAAATATTAAGATAACTGGGGTTGAGTCAACTCTTGCAACATTGAGGGATAAATATAATTCAGCAATGACAGAGGTAGATAGAGAGATGGCTGCATCTACTGAGCAAATGGCTACTAATGCTAAGTCTTTATTCCCAGGTGGCAATCCTGCTATTAATGGCGAGACACAAAAGTATGCTGAAATAAGGGCATCAATAAGGGCGGAGAAAAATAGACCATTTTCTTATAGCTTAGTTGCAGGTAAAAGTGGAGATGATATGCCAGCTTATATTGAGTTTGGAACTGGTAGATATTTTCCAAAATACCCTGGCAAGGAGAAAGAGTGGCAAAACTTGGCAAAGCAATACTATAAAAATGGTAAAGGTTGGATGAATCCATCACCATACTTTTACCCGAGTGTAACGAGTGGACTTGTGTCACTTGTGAACAATATAAAGCAGATATTTAAGAGGAATGAAAGATTGTAGCAATAATATAAGGGTTCAATACCTATCAATACTAAATGGTAATATATCTTACGGGGGTAAGAATGTTCCTGTTTATGGTAATGATACATTTGAGACTATGCCACAGAACTATGTCATAATTGGTGATATAACAGAAACGGCAGACAACAACAACCAATTGTTCGTGACTGGTGCAGATGTGGTAATTGATATATTCAGTGAGCAGTACATGACAAGAAATAATAGTATTATTGATGATATTGCCGACCAAATCTTAACTTTGTTAATACCTACTACTGGTGTTCAAGACATGGGCGATGCTGAATTTCAGATATATGCCAAAGCAAGAACATCATCACGTTACTTAACAATGCAAGAAGGAAACAATTACATAAATAGAAAGATATTAATAATCAACAATTCAATAATTCAAAAATAGAATAATATGCCACAGCAAATTTTAGGATCATTGCAGAACGTAGAAATAGATGTAGCCGCTGGCTCATCATATAAAAATCTCGTATGTCTGCGTACATCATCAGTTAATACAACTGTTGATTCAACCACCGAGCAAACAAATTGCGGGCCAATGACAAGTGTTGCTGATGCAACAGCAAGTGTTGACTTTGATGCAATTTGCGAAGTATCTCCAACGATTTCTCAGATTTCTTATGAGGATTTGCTTG